GATGGCGGCAATGTGATGTTGAAACGCTCAAAGCCCTGTTCCTCAATACCACGGCGAGAGCGTCCACCAAGTTCACCCATAGCATACACCTCCAGCATCATTATATCAGTGTGTGTCAATGTACAACAAAGTAAGAACTTTTTAGTGGGTATAAATGGCATAAATCGCCATAAATACCACAAATACCGAACTTTGAACGCAGACCTTAACACAGTTCAGAGCCCGGCCGGGGTTCGGCCGTAAATAACAAAAATTGGATGGATTTTTGACCATCCTGAAAGGAGTGATTCCAATGGGCGTGATCGAGGACGCTGTCGCATGGGCGATTGAAACAGCGAACGATCAGAGCCATGGATACAGCCAGGCAGACCGCTGGGGGCCGGATTACGACTGCAGCAGCTTCGTGATCAGCGCTTTCGAACAGGCCGGCGTCTCGCTGCGGGAAGCCGGCGCCAGCTACACCGGCAACATGCGCGGGCCGATGATCGCCTGCGGTTTCGTCGACGTGACATATTCCATCGGGCTCGCCTCCGGCTACGGCCTGCAGCCCGGAGATGTCCTTCTGAACTACTCGGCCCACACCTGCCTCGCGATCGGCGGCAGCAAGGTGGCCAACTGCCGGACCGACGAAGGCCATCCGCAAAGCGGCGACCAAAGCGGGAATGAAATCCGGATCCAGTCTTACTGGAACTTCCCCTGGGACTGCGTGCTCCGGTACAAGGGCAGCCACATCGGCAGCAATGTGTCCGGACCGGACACTCTCCCCGGTGCTGCAGCACAGCCCCGGACCGTCCTGCGCATGGGCATGTCCGGCCAGGATGTGAAGGATCTCCAGAAGAAACTGAACAGTCTCGGCTACGACTGCGGAAAAGTGGACGGTGAATATGGCATGGCAACCTTCCGTGCGGTCGTGACCTTCCAGGAGGATCACCAGTTAGAGACGGACGGCATCGCCGGCCGGATGACGATGGCAGCCATCGAGGAGGCCCTTGCCGCGCTGAAGGATCAGGAGCCTCCGGCAGCTGCTCCGGATCCAGATGCCAAGCCCAGCGAGTTCTGGCTGCCGGACCTGCAGCTCGGCGACAAAGATCCGGCCGTCACACTGCTGCAGGCAGCTCTGAACATCCGCGGTTTCGACTGCGGATCACCGGACGGGATCTTCGGCCCGAAGACCCAGGCGGCTCTGAACAGATTCAAAGAATCCCGGAAGATGGAACAAGACGGCCTCGTAGACAGGGATACATGGAACAAATTACTGGGGGTGATCGCATGAGTGACGCTGTACTGACTGCCCTGATCATGACCGCCGGCACCATCATCTGCCAGATCCTCATCAACCGCAGCAACCGGGAAAAGAGAGAGAAGGATGACCGGAAGAAGGAACAGGAAAGAATCCGGAAAGAGACCGAGAAAGACATCCGTCTGGAAGACCGGCTTTCCTCCATCGAGGGCAAACTGGACGAGCACAACGGCTACGCGCAGAAGTTTGAAACCATCGCTAACAAGTTCACAGAGGTGGCGAAGGACCTGTCAGCGATAAAGACCAGCATCGACTTTTTAAGAAAACAATAACAGAGAGGAGCACCATCATGGAAGAAGAAAACATCCGGTTCACCTACGTTCTGAAGGACGGAACAATGCACGAGATCGAGCACCCGTCCACTACGATCTTCGAGGCGGCACATGAGCTTCTGGAGTCCATCGCGCTCGGCGACGCCAAGATTGATCCCAGGGATGTTGTCCAGATCACTGACATCCCCGGCTGATCGGAGAGGAGTAAGTCATGACAAAAGAATTTTGGAAGGCCGCGATGATCCGCGCCCTGCGGACCATCGCCCAGACGGCCATCGCAACCATCGGGACCACGGCGTTCATCCAGGACGTCAACTGGATGGCGGTCGGGTCCGCCTCCCTGCTGGCAGGCCTGCTGTCGATTCTGACGAGCATCGTGACCGGGCTTCCGGAAGCAGAGCCGACACCGGCACATGCAAAGGAAGGGCCGAAGAAGGAAGGCTGCCATCCGGATGATGTGTGTCCGGATCCGGACACACCGGTCGAGCCGCCCAGCTATGAAGAGATCAGGGACGAGTTCAAAAACTGACAGACAAAGGGGAAACCCCGGAGGATCATGCCTCCGGGGTTTCATTGTCTCTTACCATGGTTTCATGGATTGCTCGCTTAATGAAATCGTTCTGGCTTTCTCCGCGTGCAGCTGCATGATCCTGGATCTTCTGCTTCTCTCCTTTTGGAAGTTTAACATAGATCCTATCCTGATTCTCGCTGCGCCACTTTTCTGTAGCCTTTGCTCCTGCTTTCGTGTAAGGCACGGCAGCACCTCCCATCTGATCGGGAATTATAACAGAACGAAATAGGGGTGTCCATATACATATTGCACAGAATCTGGTCCTGATTTTTGTTTATTTTTCCGGCTTGCAATAGGGGCACCCCTATATTATAATACAGAGTGCCTAATGAAAGGAGGCTCCATGATGAACAACCTGAGACGGAAGAGACTGAGCGAGATCGCTGCAAAGATCGAAGAGCTCAAAGCGGATCTGGAAAGCATCCAGGAGGACGAAGAGGAAGCACGTGATAACCTGCCGGAGAACATGCAGGACAGTGAGCGTTATGAGCGTATGGATGAGGCCTGCGACAATCTGAGCAGCGCGGTCGACAGTCTGGACGAGGCCCTCGAGGCCATTGAGGAGGCAAGCGCATGATTCGGAGAATCTGGAACTGGCTGACAGGATACAGCCTCAGCTCGGACGAAGTAATCCGGATGACGCTGCTGTATACGGAGATCCTCTGAGCGACCCTCAGAGGCCACGGGGAGGAGCTCACGCTTCTCCCCTATTATCAACTTAAGGAGGGATTTTTGTGACAGTACAGGAACGGAAGACACTGGAAGAGGTCCTTCAGAGGAAACTGGAGGACGACGTGACGGTCAGACAGATGAAGACGATCCTGAACGCGCTGCAGGATTCATTTGCAGAGATGGACACAATGGCCCAGGCTGCTGACGACGGCCGGTCGGACGACCTGCTGCAGGCTTTCATTCAGGCGAAGCGCGTGACCGGGCTGTCGGAGAAAACCCTTGCCAAGTACGCCAGGACGCTGAAGCGCATCCTCGCCGATGAAAAGGTATCTCCAGCGCACGTGACGGTCGAGCATCTCCGGCACTGGCTGGCGAAGGAACTCGGCCGCGGCCTGAGCGAAAAGACAGTAAGCGGAGACCGTGACACGCTGTGCTCCTTCTTCGGATGGCTGCACCGCGAGGGGCTGATCCCGCGGAACCCCTGCGCGAATCTGGAACCGATCAAGGTCCCGAAGGTAATCCGCAGGCCATTCGACAGTGTGGAGATCGAGCTGATGAAAGAGGCCTGTGGAAGCAACGCGAGGAACAAGGCGATCATCTGCTTCATGCTGGCATCCGGCGTCCGAATCTCGGAGCTGATCCAGCTGAACCGGGACGACATAGACTTCCAGAACAAGGAGTGCATCGTGTTCGGCAAAGGTGCGAAAGAGCGCACGGTGTATCTGGACGATGTGGCGATCTCCATGCTGCAGCGTTATCTCGATACCAGAAAAGACACCAAACCGGCCCTCTTCCCCGGCCGTGGATCTGATCGGATGACCGACAACGGCGTCCGGGCCATGATGAAGCGGCTTGAAGCGGCCTCCGGCGTCGAAAACATCCACCCGCACCGGTTCCGCCGGACGATGGCAACGGCGATGAGCAAGAAGGGCATGCCTGTCGACGAGATCGCGATCCTGCTCGGCCATGAAGACGTCCGCACGACGATGAAGTACATCTGCAAGGACAAGAACACGGTAAAGCGTCACTACCAGGCGCTGGCGGCATAAAAGTGCTATGCAATACGGTATGCAGTAGGAGAACGGAACTCATCGGAAGTGACCGGAGAAGATAATTCTGATCTTGTTGTCAGATTGAAGATTATTCCGGATTTGAATACGATATATCAAAATGGAATATTCCCGTAAAGGTTCGGGATAAAGCAAAAACCACGGTTTAAACCGTGGTTTTTGTGGTGGACGATACAAGACTCGAACTTGTGACCTCCCGCACGTCAAGCGGATGCGCTACCAGCTGCGCCAATCGTCCTGGTGGAGATAAGCGGGATCGAACCGCTGACCTCTTGAATGCCATTCAGCAGGGAAACCGCGGTATTTATGACCTCTTGGTGGCATAGTATGCAATCAATATGCAATAGGTCGAAAACTCTGTCGAAAATGTTTATAACAGATCTGTGATCGCCCGGAGGTCCTCAAAGGGCACGTCCTGGTACTCGCGCAGCTGGTCGGTGCTCGTGTGACCGATCAGAGCCAGCTTGTCAGCGTCGGGGGCTTTCACCTTTTTCATCAACGTCGCGAAAGTGTGTCGGCAGCTGTGCGGGGTCAGACGGTGGCGGCCTTCCTCGTCCACCGGGTTGTCGATGCCGAGGCGCTTCAGGAGATCATAGAAGGCGGTGCGGTATTTCTTGATGCCGAGGGTCTTCCCTGCCTCGCCAAAAACATAACCGCCGGCAGCGGAGGCAAGGAACTCGTCGACATATGGCTGGACCTTCGGCGAGACAGTGACGGTGCGGTCGATGCCGGCATCGGTCTTGATCCCGCCCAGGAAGGCCTTCTCGTCCGGATTGTAGTCGGCGACGGTGAGGGCCAGGAACCCGGTCGGTCGGAATCCGAGGTAGCAGTGGCAGAGAACCATGCGAGCAACGGCATCACCGGAGACAGCTGCCTTCCGGACCTTCTCCAGTTCTTCGGAGGAAAGTCCTGTCTTCTTCCCGGCCGCGCCCTCGCGGATCCGGAGGAAGGGCGCGAGGTTCAGGTCCCGCGGGATGCAGTTCCGAGGGATCCCATACTTGTAAACCAGACCGAGGGCTGTCTTCGCATTCTGCTTGGTGCGCAGGCCGACGTCGGCATCGTCCAGGCAGTCCTGCAGGTCGTCGATGTCGATGTCCTCCATGGGGACGAGCCACAGCGGTGCAAAGAGACGGAAACCGGCCTGGTAGCAGTTCATTGTGGACTTTCCCCGGTCATGGGTCGGAAACCACTGGTCATAGAGCTCCTTCAGGGTGACGGCCGTCTTCTTCCTCTGGACCGCGGTCCCCTGCCGGGGCTTGCGATCGGCAGCGGTAAGAAACGGCAGCGCAGCCATGGCATCCTTCCTGGTGTCGAATTGCTTCGTCACCACCTGCCGGCGCTTGTGCGGCATGGTGCCCGGCGGGGATCCCTCGGGGATCGGATCGAGCGTGTATCCCAGCGTCTTCGCTGCACGCCACTTTCCGTTCGGCAGCTTGTACACCGAGCCGAGACCGTTCCCTCTGGACTTGGTTTTCTGCTTGGGCGGATCGAGGCGCTTCCCGCACCAGGGACAGAAGACCGCACCCTCCGGCGCGGTCCTTTTGCATTTCGGATTCGGACAGTTCATAGTTCCCTCTTGTATTTTACGACATGATCGGATAGAATGACGGCGGAGGTGGTAGTATGAGCAAAAAAACGCTTTACCTGATCGGGATCTCCGTGGTGATCGCTTTCTGCATCGTGATGATCATTAACGTGTACGACATGAACAAGCTCCCGGATCCGACGCCGACGCCGGCAGCGGCTGAGACAGCGAAGCCTCAGTCCAAGATGGCGCCAGTCGTTGCGAAGATGTTCGACAACTCTCTCGGCGATGCCTTCGGGGACAACTACACGGCCGAGCTGGATCAGGAAAGCGGGATCTTCCGCGTCAACACCTGGTCACCGGAAACAGACAGCGCATTCATCGAAGATGCGAAGGCCGGAGGCGATGCTCTCAATGTCTGGGAGGCAACGGTCGACCGCGTGATCTATGTCACATCAAAGATGCAGAGCACGTTCGACGAGACATGCGAGGAGTCGATCACTGTGGTGACAAGCATATGCGACCCGAACAACCACGACCTCCCCTATCTGACGGTCGCCAACGGTGTGGCGGGGTATAACGTGGTCAACGGTGTGGACCTGCTGAACAAATAAACGATTTCGTTTAAAAGTAAATATACGTAAGTATATACTTACGTACAAGGATAGAGACGGACGATCAGGCCGTCTCTTTTTTCTTTTCAGGGCCCATATACGGCGCAAGGAGGCCGTCGACGGCCTTCCTGATCTCGATGGGCAGGCTGTCATAGGCGCGAAGGATCGCGGCCTGCTCCGAGGTGACAGCGGGCAGCTGGGCATCAGACCGGCCGAGGAGATAGTCGGCCGTGCAGCCGAAGATGTCACAGAGGGTGCAGATCAAAGCCGGATCCATCTGATGCCTTTCCGACTCATACTCGCTTACTGTTGACTTTGAGGCGTTAATTTTCTTCCCGAGCTGGCTTTGCGTCCATCCCATTGCCTTCCGGAGGTCTTTTATTCTGTTCATGAGACCACCCCTGTGAAATATTGTTGAAATTATACAATAAGGAAAATCTCTTTTGTAGCAAAGTTCCGAAATCACGAACTTTAATCATTTTCCGGCTTGACAGTTCGGGATTTCCGAATTATTTTATTTATGCGGTTCGGAAATCCCGAACCGTGTCGGTGCCTCATCCCCTCCTGTCCGGAATCAAACCGGAGAAGAACGGAAAGCGCCGGAAAGCGGGCGCCTGATCAGACGTCGGTCTGAGAGCCGAGGCGGTGCAACTCCGCCGGCGCCCATCGGCACCTTGTCAACGCATGTTGAAGGATCCGGCCCGGTGAAGGATCCTCCGCCTACCCTCCTATTACTTCCTTCCTGTTCGTTGTTCCATTGGATTTCTCCTTTCTGATTGGATCTCATAAGCCGCAGGCGGCAGCCCCCTCCAGGCTATACCGGGCCTCTTAAATCAATTTTACCCTACGCGAGGGAATAACACCATGGAGCGCAATTTCGGAATCATCTTCAAAAATGCGAGAAACACCGCAGGCCTGACCCAGGAACGCTGGGCGGAGACCCTCGGTGTCTCAGTCGATGCCGTACAGAATTATGAGTACGGCCGGAATTTTCCTACGGAGGAGACCGTCCTGCTGATGGCGGACATCTCCGGATATAAGATCCTGCCCTATCAGTACATGAGCATGAAGAGCAGGATCGGCAGCGAGATCCTGCCGGAGCTGGATGAGCGTGTCAATCTGCCGAAGGCAGTCCTGCGTCTGATGGTCGTCCTCAAAGATCTGCAGGACCTGTGGACCCCGAAGCTGATGCGGATGGCTGCCGACGGGAAGATCACGGAAGACGAGGCGGCACAGTTTAAGAGCTGCATGAACCAGCTGACCGAACTGACGAAATGCGTGTATGACCTGAAATATGCGGAGGAGGAACCATGAGCAAGAAGAAATCCGACTCGATGCGGACGCTGGAAGAAATCCGGCGATGCGAGAAGGACATCCTCGTGCCGGAAGACATCGCCGGCCTGCTGCGCTGCGATTCTCAGACCATCAACATGCAGGCAAAGCAAGATCCTTCGATGCTGGGCTTCCCGGTGATCGTGATGGGCACCCGCGTGCGGATCCCCAGGGAGGGATTCGTCCGGTTCTGCGAGGGGGCTGGTCTCGGATTATGATTATGAGCGCAAAGGTCACCGCAGTCATGGCCGCGGAGGAAGTCAGAGCTCATCCGGGCCTGACTTATCTGAAGGAGCGACGCATCGCCCTGGGTTACAGTATCCGCGAAATGGCAAAGATGATCGGCACCACGCACGCGACCTATGCGTACTGGGAACGCGGCGGCAGCTGGCCGAGCTCTTACTGGCTGCCTCTGCTGGCAGAGGCGATGCGCTGCAGCATCGAGGAGCTCTTCCTGCCGATCAGCGTGGAAAACGTCTTTCATCTGCCGGACGCAGAGGAAAAATAAAAACCGCCGGCGCTGCAACACCGACGGCTCATGAAAGGAGATCCTTCCATGCGAACATCTGAATTTTACCACAGAATGGCATTCCTGTCAAGGAAGCCGGGGAGGTCTGAATGGACATAAATGCCGAAAACCCCGGCTTCTGGGCGGTACTGCCGGCGCAGGTCCGGTACGATGCGCAGCTGCCCTCGACGGCCAAGCTGCTGTACGCTGAGATCAGTGCCCTGGCGGACCAGCGCGGATACTGCTTCGCGCCGAACAGCTATTTTATGAAGCTGTTCAGGATCAGCGAGAGGACGCTGCAGGATCACCTGCGGGCGCTGAAGGCCGGCGGATACATACGGATCGCGGACGGCGACGGCGGGCACGGCCGGCGGAGGATCTACGCCGGCATCAACCCTCTGAGGGAGAACCCCGCAGAAAACTGCGGGGTACCCCGCAAAAAACTGCGGGGTGACCCCGCAGAAAATTGCGGGGTCCATAATAAAGAAGAGAACAAGAAAGAAGAACAGAACCCCCCAAAGCCCCCCAAGGGGGGCGAGGGCGAGATCTGGGACCAGGAAGCGTTCGAGGCGCTCTGGAAGCTCTACCCCAAGAAGAAGGACAAGGCGAAAGCGATCACGGAGTGGAATAAGCTGAAGGCAGACCGCAAGCTCATGAGGAAAATGAGTGCGGCGCTCAGGGTGCAGATGGCATCCGAGGAGTGGCAGCGCGATAACGGCCGGGCGATTCCCTATCTCTGCAGATGGCTGAGCCACCGACGCTGGGAGGACGAGCAGGAGGTCCGCCTTCCGAAGCCGGCAGGCCAGGAGGTGAAGCGCATATGGCTGAACTGAGCAACTGGCAGCTGGCGCAGCGCACCGTAATCGGCTCGCTGATGATCTCGCCGGACGAGGTGTCCGGGCTGGTCTTCCAGAGCGCGGTCCCTGCCATGTTCGGGGACCCCGCCATGCGCCATGTCTTCGAGGCCGCGAGGGATCTGTTCAACGACGGAAGGCCGATCGACCCGATGACGGTGGTGGCCAGGGCCGGGAATGAATATTACGACCTGGTCTCGCACAGCATGGAGATGACGCCGACGGCTGCGAATGTCGGCGCTTACCTCGCGACACTGCGGGACGAGGCGAAGCTCGCAGCCCTGCAGACCGAAGCCATGACCATCCTGAACGCGAAGAACGTGGCCGACGCTATGACCGGCTACGAGCACATGGGGAAGATGCTGGGAGACACGGAGACGGACGACGGCATGTCGCTGAGCGAGATGATCTCGGCGTACATCGACCGGATGAACGATCCGAAGCCGGTGGATTATCTCCGATTCGGGATCGATCTCCTGGACCGATCTCTCGCGATCTCGCCGGGGACCTTCATCATCATCGGCGCGGATTCCTCCGCCGGCAAGACGGCGCTGGCGCTGCAGTTTGCAGTGCACATCGCCAAGACCGGGAAACGGGTGGGATTCTTCAGCCTCGAGACTCCGGAGGCCCCGCTGCAGAACCGCCTGATGGCTGAGATGCAGCTGGCCGGGATCCCGATGCCGAACTCTCAGCACAAAAAAATCTCGGACGATGACATGAGGCGGGCCATGGAGGCGGGGATTCGCAGCGCAGAGATCCCGGTCCGGTTCTTCCGGAAGGATGACACGATGGAGAAGATCCGGGCGAAAACGATCAGGCACCGGCTGGAGGTCATCTTCATCGACTACGTCCAGCTTATCAACTGCCCGGGCGAGGAGCGCTGGCAGGTAGTGACGAAGATCTCCATGGGCCTGCACCGCATGGCACAGGAGCTGGGCGTGACGATCGTTGGCCTGAGCCAGATCACGCCGGAGAAAGGACGGAAGGACCGCAGCGTCACAGTTGACGATCTGAGGGAGAGCCGGCAGCTGAAGCAGGACGCAGAGGTCGTGCTGCTGCTGAACCGCGGCGGAGAGGAAGACGACGAGAACCTGCGCATCCTCGACGTCGGGAAAAACAAGGACGGCTGGCGACCGAGCATCAAGCTGAAGTTTGACGCCGAATACATGACCTTCTCGCCTTATGTCGATATGGACACGATCCGTTCCGACGGACGCACCGTGCGGCAGCAGCAGGAGGTGCAGCGGAAGGCAAAGGAGAAGGAAGAGCCGGATCCCATCCCGAAAGACCTCGCGCCCGGAGAGTTCGCCGAGGCTCAGGTCTCACTCGATGAAATTCCCTTCTGAGGAGACACAATGGACTTCATAAAACACGACGACCTGCCGAAAGCCAGCGAGGCCCCGGAGATCGGATCGACGCGATCCTTCATCCCCGCCGTCTTCCTGTACGCCCAGGGCGGATCCACGCTGACGAGCTACGGGCTCGGCGATGACGAGCTGCGGGTGACGGGTGTGTGCGTATCCGTCAACAGAGACCACCGCCTGGCGCGGTACCGGTTCGAGACGAAGCACGGCCTGATCGCGCACGAGTGCTTCAAATTCTGATCTTTCGCCGGCTGCAATTCGGCTGAAGATAAATAAACAAAACGAAAAGGAGAACAACACATGCGAACGACAGCAATCATGAATCTGAAAGGCGGGACCGCCAAGACCATCACGGCCATCAATACCGCGGCGATCCTGTCGAAGATCCACGGGCACAAGGTGCTTCTCGTGGATGCGGACTCCCAGGGTAACCTGAGCGAGTTCACAGCGGCGAACCCGAACGGCCTGCCCATGGCGAAGGGGACCTCTTCCCTGCTGCGCGGCGACGCGGCCGGACCCGTCCCGACGAAGATGCGGGACGTCCTCCTCATCCATGGCGACGATGATCTCATGGCGCTGGACGTCAGCGCTGCCAGATCGGGGATCGCAAACCCGATGGCGATCCGGGACCTCCTGGACAAGTACGCCAAGGACGATCTCTTCGACAATGTCCTCATCGACTGCCCTCCGGCCTTCAGCGCATCGGCCATGGCCGCGCTGGCGGCAGCTGACGAGGTCGTCATCCCGGTAAAGCTGGATGCCTTCGGGATCTCCGGCCTCTCGCGGATCGTGTCCCAGGTGCGGAACATGCGGAAGGTCAATCCGGATCTGGAGATCGCCGGCGTCCTGCCAACGATGTTCGTGGTGGGATCTGACGCCCATCGGAAAGCTCTTTACCAGCTGCAGGAGGTCCTCGAGGCGCTGGGGATCCGGTGCTTCCACCAGATCCGGTACAGCCGGCCGGTGGACAGCTCGACCTTCCAGCAGGAAGCGCTGGTTTATTCCTCGCCGAAGTGCGGGGCGTGCCGGGATTACAAGATCTTTGTGCGGGATCTGATCGGAGAGGAGGATGAACGGTATGCCGTTTGACATCACTGCCGCGTTCGGCGATCTGAAGCCGAAGGGACCGATCCGGACGATGATCACCGAGATCGAGCTGCACCTGATCGATCCGAATCCGACAAACTTCTACAGCATGGACGGGATCCCGGAGCTCGCGGACAATATCCGGATGTTCGGGCTCATGGAGCCCCTGATCGTCAAAAAGACAGACTCCGGACGGTACATGCTTATCAGCGGACACCGCCGGCGGGCTGCCCTGCGGCAGCTGGCCGATGAGGGATTCTTCCCCGAGGGCATGCACCACAAGGTGGACTGCATCCTGCACGAGGGGCCGGTGAATCTGCCGGGAATCGAGAGCCTCGAAAAGCTGGAGGCCGGCGTGAGGCTCTACGAGGAGCTGAAGGTGCTGGCGGCCAACGCGGACACGCGGGTGCTGTCCTCCGCGGACACGGCCATGCAGGTCCGGCGGATCCGCGAGTTGCTCACGGCGCTGAAGGACCTCGGATACAAACTGCCGGGAAGAATGCGCGATCTGGTGGCGGACGCGGCCAAGGTCAGCGCCTCGCGGATCGCCAGGCTTGACGTGATCGATAAAAACCTGAAGGAGACGCGGCTGCGGAAGGCGTGGCAGGACGGGACCCTTCAGGAGACCAGCGCCTACGAGATCGCGCGGCGTGATCCGGAGATCCAGCGGCTGGCATCGGTCCGGGTTGGGGTCGACAACCTATGCGACATGAAGACGGAAGACGTGGTCGTCTGCCTGGACGGCTGCGAGGCCGACGGGAACCGGAAACGGCCGGAGCCTGAAAAAGAGTCCGCAGCGGACACGAAAACGGTAACACCGTTAGCTCCTGCTCCGTCGAGAAGCGCAGAAGAGATCGCGGCAGCTTACCGCGAATCCAGCCAGATCGAGGACGACATCCTCCGGGACATCTGCCGGCGGAATCTGAACGCCATCCTCCACAACATCATGTGGGGCCATGACCACGATTTCTCGAAGAACTTCCGCCTGGCAAACATCGACGCCATGAAAAAGCATCCCCTCAGCTGGTGCCCCAGCTGGACCGGCAACCATGAGGACCTGCAGTGGGATTCCCGCGGGGTGCGAGTACAGAAGCTGATGGAACAGGACGACAAACGGTCGTGGGTCAGCTTCAATCGGTCCTGGACGGACTTCTATGACGCGCTCAGCGGCGCGGCCATGGAAATTGTCAGGACCCCGGAGACCAGAAATCCGGAAAAAGAGTCCGCAGCGGACACGGCCGAACCGGCATGGAACCGGGACCCGGAACCGCCGAAGGAAGGCCGATACCTCTGCCTCGTGGACATGAACACCACGACGCTTCACGAACAGCGCTGCGACTGGCGGGGCGGCATGTGGTACGCCTTCGGGAGGCCTCTGCAGGATCTCTTCACGGTGGTCGCATGGTGGCCGCTGCCGGAAGAGGCCCCACATCCGGAATGGTGGTCCGGGATGGACGACGAGGAAGAGGAGGACTAATCCATGCTGGAATACATTGACTTATTCGCTAAATATGAACGTATACTGAAACTTCATGAATTAGGCCTCACGAACCGTCTTGTTGCTGATGCTTCAGAGTGCAGTATCCCGCAAGTAAAGAGAGTTCTGGCATATTATCGGAAAGCCAAAAATAAAACACTGACCGAAGCCCACGAGACATCGCACCCAATGCTTTGCGCCTGGGCAATCCAGCGCGCAGCAAACGAAAACCACGCATCTTCTGAACTGTATTGGGAGAAAGCCTGCAAGGATCTTGAAAGCAGACTTCATAGAATAAAATACCTTTTGCTCGAAAGAGCTGAGCATCTCAGGGTGCTGAGCGAGTTTGTTAATGATGAATTTGACATAACTCCATTATTCACAACCGACTGCGATACCATCGCAGAGGTCAATCATCACTATGATGAGATCTGTACTGTTTTACAACTTCTCGAGACAGTCGAGGCCAAGCCTGATGTAGCAGAGGAAGCGGAGGATGACGACGATGTCTGACCTGAAACCGTGCCCATTTTGCGGCAGTGAGAAGGTCAAGGTTGTGCTGGAACATAACCGCACTTATGGGCGCTGCTGGTTCGTTCAATGCAAGACGTGTTACTCGCAAAGCTCATCGATAGTCGAGAGCATGGATTGTCAGGATCCGGATGAAGCCTATGAGCAGATCGTCAGCGCGACGAATAAGGCGAAGGAAGTCTGGAACAGGAGGGCGCAGTGATGGACCTGAAGCCCTGCCCCTTCTGCGGGGCTATATTAGAGTATGAGGAACATGTGGCCATCCGCGTGCCAGGAAAACCGATCATGCGGCTGTGGGCCCATCCGGCCGGAGAGTGCATTCTCTCCGGCATGGAGGTCCCGAAGGAGGACCACGAGGCCTGGAACAGGAGGGCGGGCGATGGCTGAGTGCATCGAACGCGATGTGGTCATGCAAAAGTTCGCTGACCATGTGAAGCGGAGCAATAACAGCTATTTTGCGCCAGTGCCAACTTGGAATCAAGCTGTGCAGATTGTCGAGGATTGCCCCGCCGCCGATGTGCGGCCTGTGGTGCGTGGGCATTGGATAGGCACAAAAGAAGCCGAGGATATGGGTGACATTATGAAAGAGTTTACCTGTTCAGTTTGCGGTTGCTGTGAATGGGACTGTACAGAATCGGAAAGTTTCAACTTCTGCCCCAACTGCGGGGCTGACATGAGGCCAGAACCGCCGAAGGAGGGGTGAGCATGAGCCTTGAAGAGTACAAGCATGAGATAGAAGCCATGCTTTTGGAAGCGTCCATGAAGCTGACTTGCGCTGAGTACGAAGAACTGACCGAGTGGCTTAGAGAGGCTGGGCTTGTATGAGCGTCTTAATCAAGGGCATGAAGATGCCTTTTACTTGCCTGACCTGCGATTTTCACAAATGTGCGGGAGGCGTTGGGGACTTTTGTTCGCTTACAAAAAGAAAGCAGTTTAGATTTAAGAACAGACCGAAAGACTGCCCTATCATCGAAGTCCCCGAACCGCATGGGAGGCTTGGCGATCTGGACGCGCTTCAGAAGCAGATTGATATTGCCAGAAATTACGGGATGATTGGAAAAACAGCTCATTACAAGCTCCAAAAAATGATAAAAGAAGCTCCGACTATCATCCAGGCAGACCCTGAAGAGAAGGAAATGAAATGAACGAAGAACTAATCAAAGAAATATTTATCACTATTGCATTCAAAGCAATGGACTCCGGGAAAGAGATACGGCTTGAAAAAGGAAAGAACACTTCAAAAAGCGGAGTTCTTGGAGGTGCCTTTTCCGAAAGCTCAACTGATTATGACAGTTTGTCTCTTTTGGTTTATGAAGGCGGAGAACATGAAGATCTTGCCGAAGAAGACGAAGAAGAGGCAGCGGAGGGCGAGTGATGCCCAGTCTTGACGTAGGGAAAGATTATATCACCAGCTGGATCCGGCAGTACTTCCGGAAAGATGCGCGGATCCTCGACGTGGGCGCCTGTGACGGGAAGTGGCGGCAGCTGCTTCCCGAGTACAGAAACATGGACGCCGTCGAGGCCTGGGAGCCGCACTGCGAGAAGATCCTCCCCATGTATCGGAAAGTGTTCTATCAGGACATCCGCGACTTCCTCTTCCTCGAGGCCTATGACCTGATCATCTTCGGGGATGTGATCGAGCACCTCCCCGTAGAGGATGCGCAGCAGGTCCTGAAAGAGGCGGCGCCTTCCTGCCGCGATCTGATCGTGGGCGTCCCGTTCCTGTGGCCGCAGGACGATTACGACGGGAATCCGTATGAAGTGCACATCCAGGACGACCTGACGCGGGAGATCTTCGCGGCGAGGTATCCGGATCTCGAGGTCCTGTATGACCCGGGCGGCCGATACTGCTATTACCACAAGAGGTGTAACCATGGCAAACTGTAAGAAATGCGGAGCGCCGATCATCTGGATCCGCACGCCGGCGAACCGGTACATGCCCTGCGATGCGGAGCTGGTCGAATACCATGCGGGATCCACTCCGGACTTTGAGGACACCGTCATCAATGACGAGGGCAAGGTCATTCAGTGCACGTTCGACTTTCAGTGCGATCCGGACGGAAAGGCTCATATCCCGCACTGGGCCACCTGCCCGTTTTCGGACAGCTTCAGGAGGACCGGCCAGTATGAACTGTGACAGCTGCGCGTGGCGGAAAGGCTGCAAGGTGCGCAAAGCGCCGGGAGCACACAGGCTGAAATGTGACGATTACTTCCCGGACCTGTCCGGCAGCAGGCGCATGAATGAGAGGCTGAAGCGGCTGGAGAAGAAGGAGACAAAGTAGATGGCGAGATTCTGCAAACATTTTTACTGCGACGAGCGCGGCGACCGTTACTGCTGCGTAGACTGCTATCTCCTGAAGGACTGCGCCCATCCCTGTCTGAATCATCCGAGCCGGTGCCGGCTCGTTGATTCCGAAGGCAGACCGGCCAAGCGAAGAGGCGGCAGAGGGAAGCTCCCGCCGATCTATAACAAGAAGAGGTGAGGCCCCGTGAGAGTGGGCAGGCATAAAATCGTGAAGTTCCCGATCAGGCGGACCGAGGTGTACTGTGGGGAGAACGTCCGGCGGATCGTGGAAGAAAACACCAGCGTGAAGTGTATCCGCTGCGGAGAACAGTTCCTGATCAATCGGGACACCGCGTACATCCCGCCCGACATGAATGACTGCGACGTGGAGATGATCCGATGCCCTCAGTGCAATTTCCGGGCAAGCATCTATTATTACTACGCGCAGACAGAGAAGAAGCGAAAACGATCTTAACATTCTATCAGAGCCCGAGCCACAGAGCCAGAGCCGAAAATTCTGAAAGGAGTTTTAGCTTTGGCTCTTTTGCTGAAACGAATCGACGCCGGCGGCATCCAGGTCGCGGCGCTTTATAACCGGCGCAGCCGGTACGATACCCCGGCACAGCGGGCGGCAAAGGAAAAGGCCAGCTCGGAAGCACAGCGCCGGATGAATCAGATCTACAGCTACCAGAAGCTGGAGCTGCGCCTGGCTGTGAACTTCCCGAAGCCTGGCAGCGGCCTATGGGTGACGCTGACACATGACGATGCCCACATGCCAGACAGCCGGAAAGAGGCACAATTGCGCTTCAAGTATTTCCTGAAGAAGCTGCGGGACGCCCGGAAGGCTGCGGGCCTGCCGGAGCCAGTGGTGTTTTGGGCGCCTGAGATCCTTACCAGTGAGTCCGGCCGCTGGCACCAGCACGTAGTTGTGGACAGCACGGGCCGCGACTTCGGCATGATCCGCGACTGCTGGATCTACGGCAGCGACATTGAAATCCGCAAGCTGGGCATCCCTGAGCCGGGTGAGAAGCTGCCGCCTTGGTACGATCCGGACGCTGATGAGCCGGGCAACTACTTTCGCATGGTGGCCAGGTACATGACCAAGGAACTGCGGGAATGCCAGGAGTACGAGTCTCGGCCCGGCCTGCACGGCTGGAGCTGCACACGCAACGCCAGGAAGCCGGAGGTGGACACGGTCACCGTGGAGGACGACTACGAGCTTGCAGCTCCGGAAGGCAGCGAGGTGCTGCTGGATAAAAAGAAGCCGACAGAGTTCGCCTTCTACCATGTCCTGAAGTATCGCTTCAGCGGCAGCAGGACAGACCGGAAAGCACCGAAGACAAAACGAAGAAAAACCAGGCGTCGCGGGCTTTCTTTATAATTTCTTTCTGACTTGAAATCTATATTATTCTTAGGACACGGAGGCGAAATAATGTTGACGGCAGTGGACGAAAATGGTATAATTTTCCCGATAGTGGACGGCTTCCTGAGCTGCCCACGATGCGGCAAACAGAAGCTCCTGAGGGTGACCCAGGAGACGGAAGCCAGGGCGCTTCCCGTGTACTGCAAACACTGCCGCCGAGAATACAAGATCAACATCCGACGAGCCTGAGCCTTTGAGCCTGAGCCTGGAAGAATCCGCAAACGCGGACGCATCCAGGCTCAGGCTTTTTCTTTGCGTATGAGTAACCCACGGTACAGCAACGGGGCGCTCCGGCGCCGGCACCGTGCCCGGTTCCGGGCGTGCGGTGCACCCTGCGGGATCTGCCGCGGACGGCTGGGTCCCATTCACTACGACGAGCCGTCTGACGCGCAGCATCCTCTGAGCTTCGTGATCGACGAGATCAAACCGATCTCACGCTGGCGGGAGTTTGGTTATCCTTCACCCCAGGCGGCCGCGCAGGACATCGACAACCTGCAGGCAGCTCATTACTGCTGCAACGCGGCCAAGAGCGACGGCCGGATCCGAACGCGGCCGATCATCATCCTCGACGGCGAGTGGTGAGCCGATCGGCGCCGAGACGGGAGGGGGAGGCCCCCGGCCCCACCCCCGCGGCGACCGCCAGC